TAATAACTGTGGTAAACCAGAACATTTGCATTAGGTACAACTCCTTATATACAAACTATTGAAACGTATAACAAGGCTATATTAGGGGATAACACAACTTTTAACACACATATATAAAATGAAACCATTGAAATATTTTAATTTATCAACTATTAGTTGATAAAATAGCAGCACAACTCATTTAATTTAGCACCGTATAGAGGAGTTATATGCTAAAAAGTGCGTTAATAAATAGTGGTTTTGCTAGTTCAGCAGATGGTATTGTAGGTAATACTGGGTTTTTTAACTTCTTAGGTGGTGCTACCACAAAAAATGGTACAGCAGTATCTTCTTCATCAGCAAAAACCTTGTCTGCTTTTTATAATGGAATTACAATTTTGTGTAACGATTACGCAAAATTGCCAAAATTTGTCATTAAAAAAGAAGGAGAAACTAGAAAAAAAGACACTTCACATCCATTAAATAAGCTTATAGATCAGCGGCCAAGTCCTTTAATGTCTGCTTTTAATTATGATTCTATTATGATGCAATCCGCTATCTTAAAAGGCAATGCATATTCAGAAATAGTTAGAAACGCAGCAGGAATAGTTACTAGTAGAGAATACATTAACGAAGAAGATACACCTGTTACTGTAAAAAAATTCGAGGGCAAACTCTATTATGAATTTGACAATAGAATTTTAGAAGCTAAACACATAGAGCATGTAATTGGTTTTACAGAAAACGGTATTACCGGAGTAGGTGTTGTTTCTTATGCAGCAAAATCTCTAGGAGTAGCATTAAGCAGCCAAGAGTTTGCAGAAGAATACTATGCCTCTAGAGGTATTGGTATGGCTGTAGTAACTTCTTCTAAAGAAATAGATTCAGATGCAAAAACTAGGTATGGAGATGCTATTCAAGCTCGTTTAAATTCTTCAGCAAATTATAAAGTAGCTGTTATAGACGAAGTAGGTTCTTTTGAGCACATCAAACTAACACCCCAAGAAAGTATGTTTTTAGAAACCAACAAATTGGCTGTACAAGAAGTAGCCCGTTGGTTAAACATACCACCTCATAAATTAAAAGATACAGAAAATTCCAATTATTCTAATATGGAATCTCAAAATATAGATCATGTCTCTAATAGCTTATTGCCATGGTCCATAAAGTTTAGGCAAGAAAAAAACTACAAGCTGTTTACCGATGCAGAAAAGAATAGAGGGTGTCAAGTAAAACACAATACCAACTCTTTACTAGAAGCCGATAAAAAAACGCAAGCAGCATTTTTAAGTACAATGATCTATGCAGGTGTATATACAAGAAATGAGGTTAGAAATCTATTTGACTTAAACGAATTAGAAGGGTTGTCAGACCCTTTAACTGCTGTAAACATGCATACAAAAGATCAGGTAGATGCTAATTTAAAAAAATTAACAGATGAGTAAGCCAAGAATAGTAACTAGAGATGCTTTTGTAAGAGATACAACAGCAGAAATGATTGAAAAAAGACAGGTAGAATTTGTGATTTCTACAGAAGCCGTAGACACTTATAGAACTGTTTTTAAACTAGATGGTTGGGATTTAGCAGACTATACTAGAAATCCAATAGTTTGCTATCAGCATAGAGCAAATTCAGACGATCCAGATAATATTATAGGTACTTCTACAGTACGAGTAGAAGGGTCAGAACTTATAGGAACAGTAACTTTTGAGCCAGCAGAGATTAACCCAAGGGCCGAAAAGATTTTTCAAAAAGTACAATCTGGTACATTAAGAATGGCTTCTGTAGGAGCCAATGTTGAAACAGCGAGACTTGGTGTAAAAGAAAACGAAGAAGACCCAGAAGTATTGTATTTCACAAAACAACGCTTACTAGAATGGTCTGTAGTTTCTGTAGGGTCAAACCCAGATGCTCATAAAAGAAACGCAGAAACTTTAGAAGAAATGCGCAGTTCTTTAGCAAAAGAAATTAACGTAGAATCAGAAGCAGTAGTCTCTTTTGATCCAACAAAAAGAAGTCTGCGAGAAGCAGAATTATTAATAATTAAGTAAATAGTAAAAATGAAAAATTCAATTGAATTAAAACAAGAACGTGCTTCTCTAATAGAACAAGCACAAGGTTTAGTAGATGCTGCTAAAACCGAAAAAAGAGAGTTAACTACAGAAGAAGAAACCTCTTTTGATGGTTTTATGGATCAAAGACAATGGCTAGATGCTAAAATTACAAGAGCAGAAGGTATTGAAGAAAATCAAAAACGTGGTGCACAATTAGCTGGTGTTATTGTTGGTGGATCACAATTCAGAGAAAAAGAAACCTTAAAAAAGCGTTTTTCGCTTCACAAAGCGTTACGATCTCAATTACCAGGCGGTGTATTAGATGGTGTTGAGGCAGAATTGCATCAAGAAGCTGTAAGAGAAGCCAAAGGTTTTGGAGGCACTATTGAAGGAGTTGCTGTACCAAACAGCATGAGAGCAGATGCGCAAACCGTTACCCAAGATTCAGGAAATTTTGGAGGTAAATTAGTATTTGAAGAATACAAAGGGCTTATAGATGCTTTAACGCCAAAGCCAATTGTACAAAGTTTAGGCGCACAATACATACGTGGCTTAACAGGTACATCTGCCTTTGTTACTAATAACGGAGGTATTACTGCAGCGTGGGAAGGTGAAATAGATACGGTTGCTCCTACCAAAACGGGGTACGGTAAAAAAACCATGGACCCAAAAAGATTATCTGCTACAGTGCCAATTTCTGTACAAAACCTACACCAGTCTGTAATATCTTTAGAGACTTTAACAGCGAATGATATTCGATTGTCTACAGAAAGAGCTATAGATTATGCAGTTATTAATGGTTCTGGTACAGGCAATGTTCCTTTAGGTATTTTAAATGCTCCTGGCGTTAATACCATTGCAATGGGCACTAATGGTGCTGCGCCTACATGGGCAAAATTAGTAGAAATGATTACGTTGTTAGAAGATGCCAATGCAGTTACAGGAGAAATTAAATACTTAATAAATGCGCTTACAAAAGGCTATTTAAAAAGCCACTTGCATACAGCAGGAGATGCTAAGTACTTAATGAGTTCAGACAATTTAATAAATGGCTTACAAACAGGAGTTTCTACGTTTGTTCCAAAAAACTTAACCAAAGGAACTGGTACTAATTTATCGGCTGCAATTGCAGGAGATTTTAGCCAAGTAATTATTGGAGAATGGGGCTTCTCAGATATGGTGGTAGATAATATTACTCGTAAAAAAGAAGGTCTTATAGAAATTACAAACAATCAATATGTAGATGTGCTTATCAAAGAAGAAGCAGCATTTACTGTGATTAAAGATTTTGATTTGTCTTAATATTTGAGTTAATAGTGATTGGGGGTCTGTTTTTAGGGGGCAGGCCCTTTTTTAAAAAAAAAGTTTAATAGTAAAAAAAATAATTATGGCATTGTTAGAAATATTAAAAAATAAACAATCTGAAGATTTTTCAAGAACTGAATTAGAAGAGTTAGCAAATGAATATGGTGTTTTATTTGTAGAATCAAATAGAGACGCTACAATTTTTTCAAACTTAGTAAAATCTTTAGAAGGTCCTGAAAAAGTAAAAGTAAAATTTCTAGTATCGCCAACAGGCTTGTATGGCTTGGGGTACAGTGTAGGAGATGTAGCTTCTTTACCAAAACAGCAAGCAGATACTATTGTAGAAAATAAACATGGTGTATTTGTAACCAAAGAATAATAGATCATGGCTTTTTATATAGAATTAGATCACACACCAGACGAAATTGTAACGCTTCAAGAGTTTAAAGCTCAGTTAAAAGAAGTAGATCCAACAGAAGATCATCCAGAAGATGTGTTGTTTCAGCAATACATAGACGCAGCGGTAGAAGAATGTGAATCGTATATAAACAGAGCTATTGTAGAAAAAAAATACAAAATATCTGGTAAAAGCTTTATAGAAGCAATTACTAGTTCTTTGCATACCATTATCGCTATAGATGAAATAGCGTATAAACCTACAGATTACACAAACGGAAATTTAACTGTTTTAGATGCAGAAAATTACACGTTAAGCAAAGTAGATTCTGTAGAAAACAAAATAGAATTTTTGGAAAATACAACGCTTCCAAAAATTAAAGAATTTACACCAGATGCGGTGCAGGTTTCTATTACAGTAGGCTTGCCAAAGGTGTATAAAAAAGTAAAGCAGGCTGTGTTGTTAAAAGCAGTAGCTATGGATCAGCTTCGGGGAGATTACGTTAAAAACAAAGTTACTGCATCAGAAAGGTTGTTGCAGTCATTAATACGATACTAAAGTGCAAGTAAAACTAGGAGCTTTTAAAAGCAAGATACAAATTCTGCAAGAATCTAAAACCAAAGATGCAGCAGGAAGTACGGTTACTGCTACCTCAGTTTTAAAAAATTGTTGGGCACAGCAATTAGAAATGTCATCAAAAGAAGATGAAGAAGATGGTAAAATTAGAGCCATTTTTGATGCCTCTTTTATTATAAAATACGATACCAGATTGGTAAAAGGAAAAGCAGTTGGCATGTTGGTAAAAGACGATGAAGGTATTTTTTACAACATTGAAAATGCTATTGAAATAGAACGAAGAAAATTTGTACGCATAAACGCTTCTAAAAATGAGTAAGCAATTTGTAGAAATAACAGGCTTTAAAGAAGTGCTCCACAAAATAGTGTTGTTGGGAGATGATAAAAGCAAGCGTAAAGAAGTAGAAAAGATATTAGGTCAAGTAGCTAATTCTAGTGTAAAAGCGGCAAAGCAGCTAGCCCCTGTTAGTAAAAAACCTCACGTTCAAAAAAGAAAAGGACAGGCTTTTGGAGTTTATATTACTCCAGGTACAGGTAAAAAAAGTATCGGAAAGAAAACCATGCGTAGAGCTAAAAACCCTACAGTGTATGTAAGCCCTAGAAGTACTAGAAAAGCAGATGGTTGGTATTTAAGACAGTTTGTAATACCAGGTACAAAAAAAATAAGAGCTAATTCATTTATAGATAGTGCTTATAATCAAACAAAAGGTGGGGTAACAGCAGATGCAGAAAAGCGTGTGGCAAGATACATTCAAAAACAAATAAACAGATTAAGCAATGCTTAAAGAATTTTCAGAACAAATAGTAGCAGATTTAAATGCAGCTTCATCGTTAACAGACTTGTTAGATGCTAGTGGGGTATCTGCGCTACTCTCTGAAGAAGAAGATGGAGATAGCTTTGTTAATTATGCCATTAGGTATAATGGTAACGAATCTAAAGATGGTGTTGCAGAGTACCAGGTATTTATAGATAGCTGGTCAGATACATACACCAAAAGTATAAGTATAGCAGATCAAGTAACGGCTGCCTTAGCAGCAGCTACTAACAAGTATAAATATGTATCTGCTATTCCAGAGCCAGTGTTTAATGAGGGTACTGGCAAAACAAATGTTGTAACAAAACAAATTTTTAATATATATAAATAATAATACTATGAGTTTAAATTATTCAGGTTCTATGCGTATCAAAATTGACGCAACCGGCGGTGGTACTGCTAAAGAAATTATGCATGAGGTAGAAGCCTCTTTAAACGAAGCTAGAGATTTTGAAGAACTAGCTTCTAAAGATATTGTTGGTAAAGACTATCACCCAAAAGAAGGTACTTGGTCTTTAACAGGAAATGCTATTGCGGCCAACTCTGATGGAGATGCGCAAATAGATTTACAAGCTATTGTTGCAAGTTATAACTTAAAAACACTATTACCTATAGAGCTAACAGATGGTTTACCCCATAATATGACGTATTCTGGAGATGCTTATATAGAGAGCTATAATTTAACTTCTGCAAATGAAGATAAAGTAAAATATGATTTTTCTTTAAAAGGAGTAGGGGTATTAACTGTAGTTATAAATTCCTAAAATTATGAAAATCACTATTGAAAAAAAGGAGTACCAGTTAAAGTTTGGGTATAAGGTTTATAGAAAAGTATGCCAGCATTACGGAGAAAAAACCGTTGCTGGTTTTGAAAAACTAATTAAGCGTTTTGGGCTTAGTAATGTAAAGCTAAAAGATCCTTCGTTTGATTCTTTAACATTTATAGGCAACTTAGTGTTGTTTGCTATTGTTTTAGATGCTAACGAAGAACTAACCATAGATTCAGATGATGTGGTAAATGTGCTTTGGAACAATGCCTCTTTACTAGAGGAAGTTATGGGAGAGTTTCAACAATCTTTGCCAACACAAAATGCAGCTCCAATACCAAAAAAAAAGGGGAAGTAGCTAGATCAGAGGCTAATGTCTCTGATCTAACTTTTGATGATTTAGAAGCCTTAGCCTGTGGCGAAATAGGTTTAGAAATAGCGTACTTCTGGGATCTTACGCCAAGACAATTTTCAAACATTGTTACAGGCTACAGAAACAAAGAAGAAGCTAGAGAAAAAAACAACTGGTATAGGGCAAGGTGGCAAATGTATTACTCAGTTGTAGCTATGAGTGGTGCAGATAAATTAAAACCAGAAGAACTATTGCCATTCCCTTGGGAAGAAGAAGAAAAGATAGAACTAAATAGTACCCCAAAAACAGCAGAAGAAGCAAAAGCTTTTTGGGATGCAATCGATAAAAAGAAACAACAGTAATGGCAGGATTAGCCTCAGTAAATATTAAATTTTTTGCAGACCTTACTGGTTTTTCTACCAACATGCAAAATGCTAATAGAAAAATTAGCAAAATGGGTAAAAACATGCAGCGTGTTGGGCGTACTTTATCTATTGGGCTTACGGCACCAATTTTAGCCTTTGGTGCTGTGGCGTTAAAAAGTTGGGATAAACAAGAAAAAGCCATAGCGCAAGTAAATGCTGGTTTAATCTCTACAAGTAATGCCGTTGGTTTTACGAGTGAGCAGTTGCAGAAAATGGCATCAGATTTACAAAACACCTCATTGTTTGGTGATGAAGAAATTTTACAAGATGCTACCGCACAACTATTAACGTTTACCAATATTGCAGGAGAGCAGTTTGCAAGAACGCAACAAGCAGCCATAGATTTAAGTACTAGACTAGGTGGTGATTTAAAGTCTGCTTCCATACAACTAGGAAAAGCCTTAAATGATCCGGTGGCTAATTTATCTGCATTAAGTAGATCTGGTATTCAATTTTCTAAAAAGCAAAAAGCGGTTATAAAAAGCTTGGCAGAATCTAACAAATTAGCCGATGCGCAAACCATTATTTTAGATGAATTAGCACGACAATATGGTGGTGCTGGTGAAGCAGCAGCTAAAGCTGGATTAGGAGGTTTTAAGCAGTTGCAAAATTCTATTGGAGATTTAATGGAAGATTTTGGAGCTATTATAGCGCAGGCCATTCTTCCTTTTGTAGATAAAATAAAAACAATGATTGCTTCCTTTAAAGCCTTATCTCCAGAAACCAAAAAATTTATTGTCATACTTGGTGGGGTAGCTGCGGCTATTGGACCTATATTACTATTAGCTGGTACTATTTTGCCAGCCATTGCCGCTGGCTTTACTTTATTAATGGGGCCGTTGGGCTTAGTTATAGCAGCCTTAACAGCAGTAGGAGTTATTATCTATAAAAACTGGGAGCCTATAAAAGCGCAGTTGGTGGCTATTTCCAATTACTTTGTAGATCTATACAATGAATCTACTGCCTTTAGAATAGCGGTAGAGGGTGTTGTGCCTGTATTTAAAAATATGTGGGCTGTTGTAAAGTTTGTTTTTAATGCTATCTATACTGTTATTACAGGTGTTGTAAAACAAATTATTAATCAGTTTGCAGCCATGGGTGCTGTTTTTAAGGGAGCTTTAACTTTAGATCTTGCTGCTGTAAAAAAGGGTTTGAGTGATTATAGTACCGCTACCAAAGAAAATTTATCGAATGTTATTACTGCCTTTAAAGGAGATTTTAACGCACTTACTACAGATGTAGCAGGCAATGTACAAGACGCTTTAGAAAAGGTAGCCAACAGAAAATACAAAACAATTTTAGAAGTAAAAGTAACGCCTACAGGTCCTGGAGCTTCTATGATACAAGGAGGAACTGTTGGTGGCGGTGCCGCCACTAGACCAACACCTACTGCATTAGATACCAGTTCTTTTGCCGCAGGAATACAGCCGTTAGTAAGTGGGGTTACACAATCTGAAGCAGATTTAGATGTTGGCTTAACAAGTATGAGTGAAAAGCTTTCATTTTTTAAAGAAAATGTACAAGTATTAACAAACGGAGTGGCATCCGCTTTTTATGTAATGGGTGACCAAATTGCAGCGGTTTTTCAAACTGGAAATGATATTTTAGATTCTTTTGTAGGCTCTGTTATAAATTCATTGGCAAGTTTATCTGCTGCTTTCTTAGAACAATTAATTATTGAAAAAGTATTTGCTTCTGCTAAAAAGTCAGTAGATTTTGGTAAGGCAAGTTCAAATGGTATTGTAATAGCTACAAATGCGGCAGCTGCTTTAGGGCCTTTGGGAGCTTTTGCATTACCAGCTTTAATAGCTAAACAGTTGGCAGTTATTGGCACTTCTTTTGCCGCCATACCAGCATTTGCTACTGGTGGTATGGTTGGTGGTAACTCACCTGTAGGAGACAGATTATTTGCTAGAGTAAATTCTGGAGAAATGATTTTAAACCAAGCGCAGCAACGTAATTTAAATTCAATGATTACACCAAGCGCTCAATTGCTTAATGTAGTGTTGGGTGGTGAGCTTACCGCAGGTGCTGGCAAGTTAAAAGTAGAATTAAACAAGTATGATATTCGTAAAAAAAGAACTAGCTAATGGTTGCAGAATATTTTAATATAAATATTATAGATACTACAGAAAACAATATGCCGCTTGTTTTAGAACGTACGCAAGTAAATGCTCCGCAGTTGTTATACAATGGTCAAGAAGATCATTTTGGTCATTTATTTACTTCAGAGCTAAGTTTTAACATTTTAGTAACTACCAATAACGATGCCCAGTTTTTACATTTATTTACAGGCTCAGAAACCAAGTACAAAGTAACTTTAGAGCTGTTTGTAAATAATGTGCCTTCTATAGCTTGGGAAGGGTTTCTGTTGCCAGAATTATTTAATGAGCCCTTAAAAGATGAAGGCTATTTTGTAGAATTTGTAGCTACAGATGGTATTGGTTTGTTAAAACAAAAAGAACTATCCTTGTCTTTTTATAAAGATAAAAAAAGCGTTATAGATATTTTGCATAGTTGCCTATCTTTAACAGGCTTGTCTCAACCTATTATTTATGCAGAAGCCCTACAAAATGCTGGGTTTACCTTAGACTATCAAGATTTAGCAATACAAACAAGTGCGTATGCTAGCGACACAAATGCCTCTGCTTACGAAATTATAAATTACATTATAGAAAGTTTAGGATGTAGGTTGTTTACCTACAAACAAAACTGGTATCTTATTGGTCTCAATAGATTTGCAGAGCTAAGTATTGCTGCTACCAAATACCCGCCAAATTCTGCAGATAATATAATACAGCCAGGGGTGGCCTACACTATTACGAGAGACATCTTAGAGCAACCCTATTTTGCAACACCAACTATTACTGCTTTGCCGGTATTAAAAAAAGCTGTTGTAAATTGGTCGCACAACAATAGCAAGTATATTTTACCAGAAGATGTAGTAACACATTATCCAGTAAATTATGACACTGATTCTAATGATAGAACCGTACAGTACTGGCAAATAGTAACTAATAGTGGTATTACTTTAGAGGTATGGATAAAAAGCCTTGCTAATATTTTAAATATTAATGAAGATGAATTAACAAAAGATGCTTCTTATTTTGGTATTATAGAATTAAGAGATCGTTTAGAAAGGCTAAATGGTCCTTTTTTATCGTTCACAGATTCAGTAGCAAATGCCACAGCTTTAGAAAGACGTTCTGCAAAGCTAATAACTCCAGTATATGTAAATGGTGCTACAGATTTAGAAAAATATGCCTCTTTAAAAATTGAATTTTTTATTATTGCAGAAAGTACAGCTACTTCAGAAGAATTAGAAACTGCTTTTAATAATCAAGAATTTAATCAGCATTTCTTTAAACTTATTAGATCAGATTATAAAGAAGCAACCGTTGCAGATTCAGAAGAAGTACTAACCAATTTTATTGGTTTTGGCGCACCAACTGGTGCTTTTGATTTTGAGTTGTCTATTGGTACAAAAACAATTTTAGAGCAAGGAACTGTAAATGTAGTTTCTGGAAAATTAGACATCCCTAAAATACTACTAACCAAAGATGGGTACTACAATCTTATTATCTATCCAGTAGTGGCTCATAGCTTATTAACCGATGTTAAAATTTACGAAAAAATAGAATTTACCATGTCTGAAGATGCTACGGTTACTACTTCGGTAGAGCGTGGGGTAGATTTTACCACAGAACATGAGGTGGCTATTTTTCATAACGGAAATGAAGCAAATAGAAGCCCTCAGAGCTTTCTGTTTTCAGATGATTTAATGGCTTCCTTAGATGCAGGTACTATTCCATCAGTAAACTCCTTAACCGCTACTCGTTTTTACAGTAAAGAGCCTGTAACTATTAATGGGGTTATTAATTATTATAGTATTACCTTTGGTTTTTATGATGTAGATTATTACAATGTTAAAAATGGCTATGATGTGTATATGAAAAAGCCAGATGGTACAATGTCATTGGTGCCAGCTTCTTTATATACTATAGAGGAAAATGCGGCAGCTGGTGGTAAAATATTAAAACAAATAGATTATGTGCCAGAGCAACCCTCAGACTACTTTCAGGCCGCAGACGAGTTGCATTTAATTTATAGATTAAATTACCCAGATAACTGGCTTAATACATGGCGTAGGTTTGGGGTAGATGAATCTGTTACTTATGATACTGCTTTGGCTAGAATGTATGTAGATATTCAAAAAAATATGTCTTACATATTTAATGGAGACTATGCCTTTTTGGTGGGGCCATTAGATATCATTCAGTACAATTATACAACAACGTTGCATAAAATACCCACTAAAATTAATATGAGTTTACATGGAAATAGAACTTCGGTAACTGCCATACAATCCAATCAAGGAGCTATAAGCTATTTAGATACAACAGATATCTTAGAGCCAACACCTGTGGAGGCTAGTATAGTTATAAGTAGCAAAGCCATTGCTCCGGGGTTGTTTACTACTTCTTGGGTACTAAACACACGTTATGATATTGTTGGGGTAAGTCCTGTAAATGCAACCCTTACTGCCATACAATTAGACAATAGCGTGGCTAATGGTGGTTTGCCTACAGGATTAGAAAGATCGGGTACTATTGTTTCATCAGAAGGGTTGTTTGTAATTGATTTTCCTACACCCATGGGTACAGATAAAGGCTGGTATAAAGTAGTAGTAAACCAAGGCATTATACAAAGTAATATTGAATATGTAGAAGTGGGTACAAATGTAGCCCCTCCTGCTAATGGTTATATTACTATAATTAAAGAAGATACAGAGGCTTTAACACCTACGCAAGGAGCCTATACAGCAACGTTTACCAATTTTACACCAGTAGGTATAGTGCAGCAAGTTGTACAAGAAATAGACCCTATAACCTATGCAAATATTGGCTCTGCAAGTGTTACGGTAATTTCTAATATATTAGCAGTGCAAACATTTACAGTAAGTGGTTCTGGGGCGTATAAAGTAACGGTGGTGGCAACAGGCTATAGCCCGGTTATAGAAAGTAATGAGATAGGATGGTTTTTTTAAAATAGATATATGAATAATACCATACATAAAATAGGTTTTAGAGTAGATGAAGCAGTGCAAGATGCTACAGTAGATCCCTCAGAATTAGGGTTTACATTTGATTCTACAATACATTTTTTTAATGAGGTTAATTGGTTTTTTAGCGATAATACATAAGCAATGGATAAAATAAATTTAGGAGATGGAACACAAGGTTCTGGCGATAACGGTTTAGTAGGTGGTGGTAAAATAAACGCCAATTATATTGCCTTAGTACAAGCAGTATTAGGGGTTACTATTTGGTCTAGTGCAACCTCAGAAAATTTAGACCTAACAACGTTAAATACCACAGATAAATCTAGTATAAAAGCCGCTATAAATGAACTGTTAGAGCGCACTAAGCTTATAGATGATAGTTTAACAAGTTCTATTTTTAAAACATGGAGTGTAGATAAATTAGTAGCTACGTTTATACAAGCTACTGATTTGGCAGGTTATTTAGAATTAGCTGGTGGTACATTAACAGGAAAACTTACAGTAGATGATGATATTGATTTAATTGGTGTTTTAAGGAGTTATATCAATCAAAGCAGTCAAGCTCATCAAAGAATGGACACAAGAATTGATGCAACAGATTATGCTAGAATGCACTGGTATGGAAACAACAGTAGTGGAGTAACTTCTAATTTTAGAAGTGCTTGGTATGATGGTTCGAATTATATAAATGTAACATCAGAAAATGGTACAGTTACTTTTGGTGGAAATTTGTATATTGAAGGAGTAGATAGATCTCTTAGAATAAATAATGGAGCACAACCCATTGTGTTTTTAGGTGATGGAGGTGATAACACTGATGGTCAACTTTTATTATACAGCAGCTCTGGAACTGCTAATATTCTTTTAAATGGAGATAACCAAGACCATTACATTGCTACAGGTAACGTAGGTATTGGGACTACTACTCCTAGTGAGCAGCTAGAGGTAAATGGTAATGCAAAAGCAGATAGTTTTATAAAAGATGGTGGTACATCATCTCAATTCTTAAAAGCAGATGGTAGTGTAGATACAAATTCTTATGCTTTGGCAAGTAATTTAAGTACTT